CAACAATGAGATTCACTTCCGAACCTCCACTGGGCATGTGGTTGATACAACGATTGTACAATTCCCAAAAATCGTTTGGCCAAATGAAATATAATCCTAAACTCTGAGGGGTTTGAGGTTTGGAATGAGTACGACGAGAACGGCAACGAGATTGCGAAGCCTACTTCATAGGAAAACACAATGAAAGAAATCGAAGAATATGATAAGAACGGCAACATGATTCACTACCGAAACTCCGATGGGTATGAGGTTTGGAATGAGTACGACGAGAACAACAACGAGATTCATGTCCGAAACTCTAATGGGGTTGAGTGGTGGCGTGAGTACGACGAGAACAACAACATGATTCACTACCGAAACTCCAATGGGGTTGAGTGGTGGTGTGAGTACGATACGAACAACAACGAGATTCACTACCGAGGCTCCAATGGGGTTGAGTGTTGGTGTGAGTACGATACGAACAACAACATGATTCACTTCCGAAACTCCAATGGGGTTGAGTGGTGGCGTGAGTACGACGAGAACAACAACGAGATTCACTACCGAGACTCCACTGGGCGTGAGGTGCAATACTAACATGACAGACAACAAAGAATACGACGAGAAGGGCAACCTGATTCACCGCCGAACGCCTATCCAGTGGGATGTAGCATTTACCTGGGGAGTACTCTTAGCATTTTCCTTCGCCTCATGGTGGATTATCCTATGATTTGTAATACATGCAAAGACACAGGGTTAAAAAGTAACGTGTTCCCCGTAACATCCGAGTATGTTTTTGTAACTCCCCAGGAACGGTATTTTGATGAAAATGGAGTATGGCACAATCATGATGCCAACGAAATCGTGGAGTCATTCAAGTGTTCCAATGACCATACCTGGGAAGTAAGAAAGACTGCGAAGTGTTGGTGTGGAACATGATAAAATCTGAATACACGCGCCTCCTTGATGAGATGGAAACGGAGTATCATAAAAATTACACTAAACTTCTTACCAAATACACTAAACAATTAGTTACCATGCATGAAGAATACACCATCGCTGTGGAAAAGATTAAACGCGAATTTGTGTTTGGGCAATCAGAATGATAAGGAGAAACAAGTATGACCATTAAACCTGGTTGGGTAATTGAGAATGGCAGCGAAGGATACACCCGCGACGATGCGTTACGCTCGGTCGGCGCTGGGTGGGCATCTCTCATTCATACGATATACGATAAGCTTGATGAAATGAAACACATTGTCAAGATTGTCCAAGTCAAGGAGAAGTGGGGTGGCTTGCGTGTCTATACCGAATATCAGAACGAAGAATTTGAAAAAGTAAATATCGCAATGTGTACAGCATCAGTAACCATTTGCGAAATTTGTGGTAATCCGGGAACGCTCCGGGATGACAACCACTGGTTCAAGACTCGGTGTGAAGAACATCGGCGAACAATCGCGAGTCACCAATGATTAATCATAAATTCAATGAACCAAAACTACTCAAAGATATTCAAGAGTATATTGACAACACCTATGACCAACATTATTCAAAAAATAAATTTCAAAGTGCCGAATTCATCATTGATAATGGTCATGGGGTAGGATTCATGGTGGGAAACATCATGAAATATGCACAGCGATATGGAAACAAAAATGGGTTTAATCGTGCTGACATCTTGAAAATCATTCACTACGCTGTTATACTTCTATTTGTACATGATACACAACATTCATCCCGTGAGGAACACCATGAAGATTAGTCAAAAAACTCTAGGCCTATTGCAAAGCTTTTCCCAGATTAGCCCAAATTTAATCGTGAAGGCAGGTAACAAGCTTTCAACCCGAAATTCTGTTAATAGTATTCAGGCGCGAGGCTCTGTTGAAGAAACATTCCCCACACAGTTCGCCATCTATGACTTAAATCAGCTATTGTCATTGATTTCAGTGTCACAGAACCCAGATATTGAATTCAGTGAAAAGAGTCTTGCCATCAACTCTGATAGTGGTAGGATTGAGTATTTCTACGCGGATGCATCATTGATTACTCCCCCGTCAGATAATCCTCCGCTCCTTGAAGATGTGTATTCATTCAAACTCACAACGAGTGATATTAGCACGATTGTCAAGACGGCATCCATTGTGTCGGCAACAATGTTGAACATTGTGTCAAAGAATGGGAACGTTTCATTGTCAATCAATGACCCCAAGAATCCCACATCACACTCATTCACAAAATCATTGGGAACATCTGATGCAACATTCAATGTGAAGATGGCAATTGATAGTTTCAAGGTGGTGCCAGATGATTACACTGTTCGTGTGTGTAATGCAGTTGCCAAGTCAGGGAGCAAGGTGTTGGTATTTTACTTTGAATCCGTTTCAAATAACGTAACATACCTTATCGCAGCAGATTCAACCTCGCAGGCATAATATGGAAGTAAACCGTGAGCAGTTTCTTTGGGTAGAGAAGTATCGTCCGCGTAAAATATCAGAATGTATTCTTCCGTCCGACCTTCTTTCAATGTTTCAAGAATTCATTACGCAAGACAGCATCCCGAACATGCTTCTTGCGGGTACAGCAGGCACAGGAAAGACCACGATTGCACGGGCTCTGTGTGAAGAATTGGGGTGTGACTACATTATCATCAACGGTTCTGAGGAATCAGGGATTGATGTATTGAGAACCAAGATTAAGGATTTTGCTAGTGCAGTTTCCTTATCTGGTAAGGTGAAAGTTGTTATTCTAGATGAAGCTGATTATCTCAACCCAAACTCCACACAACCTGCGCTTCGTGGGTTCATTGAAGAATTTAGTCGGAATTGCCGTTTCATATTCACATGCAATTATAAGAACAAAATTATTCCTGCGTTGCACTCACGGTGTACAGTGATTGATTTCAAGTTGAACAAGGTTGACCGCCCCACGATGGCATCTCGTTTCATGAAGCGCCTCAAGGACATCTTGGCAGAAGAAAACGTTACATATGATATGAAAGTTGTTGTTGAGCTATTGAATAAGCATTTTCCTGATTACCGTAGAGTGTTAAATGAATTACAGCGATATAGTTCGTCAGGTACAATTGACGCAGGTATTCTTGCAAATTTTTCAGATGTAAACATGAAAGAGTTGGTGTCTGCACTCCGTGAGAAAGACTTTACAAAAATGCGGAGTTGGGTCGTGAACAATATGGATAATGATGCCAATGTGTTGTACAGAAAGTTCTATGACACATTGTTGACAGAAGTGGTTCAGGTCCCGCAACTTATTATTTTATTACATGATTACAGTTACAAGGCGGCATTCGTATCTGATTCTGAATTGAATCTTGTGGCATGTCTTACGGAAATCATGGCAGCATGTGAGATGAAGTCATGATGTCATTGGACGGTGAGGAGATTATACTAGAAACAGAAGAATACAAACCATCGAAGATAAGTCCCTTTGATTTTGTTAATGCAATTCATTATACAAAACAAGAGTTAATTGTCGATGATTGGAGTGAAAAACAGTATATTCCCTTCATTGTGAATAAATCACTGAGTTTTGGGTTTGATACTGTCATTCCCGCCAATGAAATGAACAGTCGTCACCATCTTGACAAGCGCCTTCAGTTTTCCTTCCTTATAAATACAATTAGACCCCGAAAGAGGTTTAATAAGTGGTTAAAGGCTGAGAAAACTGAAGACCTTGATATTGTTAAAAAGTATTATAATTATAGTACTGAGAAAGCACTTCAAGCAATGAGAATTCTAACACCTGACCATCTTAATACTATTAAGAAACGTTTATACACAGGTGGATTGAACAATGACACATGACTTGATACATATTCCAAGTATTCCAGGATATAACGCCCTTGAAGTATCACTTGTTAATCAAGATGATTTTCTCAAGGTCCGCGAAACGCTTACACGAATTGGTGTAGCTTCTCGCAAAGATAATACAATATATCAAAGCTGCCATATTTTGCACAAACAAGGACGATATTTTATTGTTCATTTTAAAGAATTGTTTGCATTAGATGGCAAAGCCACTGACCTGTCGGAAAATGATATGCAGAGGCGCAACACAATCGCCCATCTATTAGAAGATTGGGGGTTGGTTGATATTCTTAATGGTGATATTTGTGAAGATACAGCACCTCTTTCTCAAATCAAAGTATTATCGTTTGGAGAAAAGAAAGATTGGAATTTAGTAGCAAAGTATAATATAGGAAAAAAGAAATAAGCTATAGACTGTAGGGTGTTGGGAGGTAAACTCACGTTACGCCGATTGTCGGGTAACACTAACACATTCGCTCCAAGGAGGAATTATGACAAGTACCTTTAATTTCAGTACAGCTAACAACCCGTGGGTAATTGGTTTCGACGAAGTATTCGCTCGCCTCAACCGTATTCAAACGGTTCAGGACCATGGGAATTATCCCCCGTATAACATCATCAAACACGATGCGACCAACTTTCGTATTGAGCTTGCCGTTGCAGGATTTAAGAAAGACGAGCTTGATATGGAGTTAGCCGAAGGCGTTCTTGCTGTAACAGGCAAAGCATCTGAAGCTTCTGAAGAAACAGAATATGTTCATCGGGGGTTAGCCAAGAGAGCTTTCGCAAGAAAGTTTACATTGGCAGATGATGTTGTTGTAAACAAAGTTTCATTAACAGATGGAATTCTTACGATTGAATTACAACGTATCATTCCTGACGAGAAGAAACCTAAAAAGTTTAAAATTTCATAATTAAGTAGCACCCTCCCAACATCCTACACCTGAGTATATTATGGCAATATCATGTATCAAACTTATCACGGGCGAAGATTTAATTGGTGACATCACACATGAAGGTGATTTCTGTGTCATTGAATCCCCCCTTTCCATTGTAATGGTCCCAACACAGCAAGGGTCGTTTAACGTTGGACTAGCACCATACATGGTGTTTTCTGCGACCAAGAAATTTTCTTTTCATCGTGACCATATTGTTGTTTCATGTGATGTCGCAGATGAACTAAGGAACGAATACCAGCGCATTACTGGTCGAGGTATAATCATCGCCTCTACACCCAAACTTGAATTACTTAGAGATTGACCTAGGCGGGGTAGTGTAGTATATTTAATACATGAGAGTAATACAAACATTCAAGGTCCGAGGTGACTGAATGACGCAGTTCTATACGAACGTTTTACAATATGGGAATAGAGTTTTTGCAAGAGAAGTACGAAATGGCA